CAAAAAAGCGCGAGCGCGAATGTCAGAACCTTCTGGAATAGGCTCACCATACTTACCAACATCCCCTTCTTTCCAAGGCCCAAGTTTCTTCTCCCACTCAATATGGTCTACATATTGGTCTGTTTCAGGCTCTGGTTCAGGCTCTGGTTCTGGTGGGTTATCCCAATCATACCCCTTAAGAAACATCCATGCCTTGTTGAATGCACTCACAGCCTCGCCTCCTCATGCATAGTGCGATTCCGTATTTCTTCTTCTTGAATACACCTGTTACACATTATTGAATCTACATCGGATGGTTGTAATGTCGCTTCACACCTTTCACAAGTCTCATATCTCTTACCCGGTAAAAGTTTGAGAACTAACCAAGCCTTGTTGAATGCACTCACAGCCTTGCCCCCTCATCACGATGGCCGAGGTTATACTCCATAGGCCTATTGCAACTTCCACAATTTTCCCTCCACATAAAGTGAAGAAGGCCGCAATGGGTACAGCGAGTACCAGAGCCTATGTTGAGAATATCGCCTATGTCTCTATTTCTTTGGCGTTGTTCTGCGGTTACACCCGCTAAGGGTTTCAAACTGTTGAATACTTCACCCTGACCTAAAGATTCAGCCAGTCTAACATTCTCTTTTTGGGCGCGAGAGATATCGTCAAAGTCGAGAGTTTTCAACTCGAATCCCATTCATATCCCCCACTCTCATGTGTATGTTATCAAAATGTAGTAATTCCCTAAAACTTGAATGGGGTCAGAGGCAACCAAACTGGTAGTTGAAGTACCAGTCAATGTGCCTACATCACTCTCAATTTTAGCCAAAAGAGTACTTGCGTCCGTAAACTCTCTTGGAGAGTACGGTCCTACTAATTTGAACTTTGGTTCAAGAGTTGCCAACTAGGTCACCGCCTTCAAGTGCGGTTACCCATAGCCCACCAAGTACCATCGAGCCCTGTAGCAGTTACAAGAGTCAAAGTAGTGGAAGTTGTTCCATCTATCTCCATATCCGTTGCTCCTGCTGCGTCTCCGTTAGCACCAGCGGCCACTACATCCGCTAGTAGGCCGCTTAAGTCTATGTCGCCGCCTGAATCGCTTCCGCCGTTGGTAAAGGTTCCAGTAACCATCATCAAATTACCCATTACATGGGGTCTTGTGTTTATTGTGCTTGCAAATGCCATTTTTCATCACTCCTCTGTTAATTCAGTCTCTTCTTCAACTGGCTCTTCGATTACTTCCTCGACTACTTCCTCGACTACTTCCTCGACTAACTCTTCTTCAGATTCGACTGCTTCTACCACAGGCTCAGGGGCCGGGGGATTTAGATGTTGCTCAACTAGATTGAGTAGAGCGCTTTTCGTCTTGTACCCCATGCCCAAAGAAACACCTTGTTCCTCTAGCCATACTATGATATCTGGCCTTCTCCAGCCAATATCAGGAATACCGTCTCCATCATCATGAGTGGGGGCTTCATCACCCTCAATCTCGAAGTTACCACTCATCATGTGGAGACGATTTGCATCCATCCACTCTTGTGATACTTCTACCCATTGTGCCCTTCGGAAAAGTTTGTCTTTCCCAGCACTTCTGGTCTCATAATGAGGTCCCAGAAATTTAACCTGTGGCATTTAACCGCCTCAGACCACGATTAGCAGTAGTTCTGCTCCACTTGTGTCGTCAGTTGTTCCGTCACTAGTTGCCTCAATATCGAATGTTAGTACAAGGTCGCTAGTTTTGACTACTGCAAGAGACGCTGTTGAATCCGCCTTCTGACCTACTGCTGTTAGAATCTTGCTGCAGTTACCGCTTAGGGTCAATGTGTTACCCTCTGCTAGAGCGCTGCTAAGAGTCAAAGAGATAAGTCTTGGATTGTGTCTCTGAGTCACTTGTGTGTTAGTTGCTTGGAATCCACCAAGGTTACCGGGGTAACCATCAGTTGATTGTCCGTCGAGCCATAGTGTCTCGCTTTCATCGCTACCAGCCCATAGTCCCAAATCCATGTTTACGGTTTGAGTATATGTGCCAGTACCTGTGTATGTTATTCCTCTGTGTGTCGTTGCTGCCATTTTTCATCACTCCTTATTCTCTGTAATTTCCACCATCACTTAAGGTCGCGTACGCTCCCTTGACCTCCAAAGAAAGTAGTCCAGACCTCTCCCATAGTTCGGTAAAGCCCTTCCTGACCTAGCCTGTTGATAGCGAATGGGTCGCCAGTTTCAATTCCCGACTCGAAGTATTGGGTCGGTATTGCGGTACTGAAGTATAGGTAATCAGTATCTAGGTAGTACATTCTGCTAATTCCGTCTTGTGTTACATCCTTAGATGGAATAATTGGTACACCGTTGTAAGTTGCTACGATGAATCCGGCTTCCATACCGGGTACACCCTTGACACCGTTGTAAGTTGGGGTAACTCTCTTCTCTTCCATGAACCTCTGCTGGGACTGTAGCAGTTGCTGTAGTCTCATTAGGGTGTCATATCCGGTTAGGATAACCTTGGGGTTACCACCACGGACCCATACCTTCTGGAATAGGTCATCTAAGTGGTCAAGGCTCAGAGTCCTGTTGGTGCTGCTTGTGTGCGCGTTGCACTCAGCATATGACCAAGAATTTGCGGATGCACTTCTGTCAATGGAGTAGATATCCTCGTCTCCAGCATCGTAGTGTGTGCCAGAAGTCATTGCTGAACTGTCTCCACAGGTAATTCGGTCTAGTGACTCCAAATTGTTACCAGCAACTGTGCTCAAGTCGCCTGTTAGCATTAGGTTTACCATCTCAGCGTGGTGCTTACCCATTTCTTCCTTGAGTACTTGTCTAATGTCTCCTAGACCATCATCCTTGTCTGCAAGGAAAATCGCTACTTCGCTCATGTCAAATGAGTGAGCGATAGTCTTGGGCTTTGCTGCCACATGCTGGAAGGTCGGCTTAACGGTGTCAGGTAGGGTTGCGTTCTCAGCAACACCGCCGTGGACAGAGCCAGAGTTTGGCTTATCCGTGATAACTCTCCAACCAGACCTGTCCCAAGGCTTCTTGGGTAGTATACTGAAGGCGTTGAACTCTTGGTTCATCTGGCTCCATACTTTGCGCCCATAGATTGCTTGGTATGTTCCGCCTGTGGTGGACAGCATTGGGCTGTCAGCCTTCAGCAACTCGCTACCGCTGTATGTGTAGCCCATTGCGTTTCCAGCGCCATAGTAGTAGCGCTCCATATCTGTTACTGTTCGAATATAATCTCTTGCCATTTTTCATCAACTCCTTATTTAATCGCTCCTAAACGCTTTGTTAGCCAAGTTGTGGACTTCTGCCCACGACATTTCGGCTAGGTCCTCTGTTGAGGGGACCTCAAAAATTGGGAGGGATTCGTCACTCTTCTGGATATCCTCGCCAGACTCGGCAGGGGTTCCGATATTCTCGATTCGAGAAGTCAAGTCAGCAATGCTCTTCTGAATGTCAGCAAGAGGACCGCGTGCGTCAAAGGCTTGTGCCTCTGCCTTGGCCACTTCTGATTGTCTCTCGCTCGCGTATCGGGATGAGAAATTGTTCTCTAGAGCACCCTTGAACTCTTGCTCTAGGGCTGCAGCCTTGTAAACTTCGTAAGCAGCCTCAACATCTGATTCGCTCACTTGGTCTGGTGTTAGGAAGCCCTTCTTGACTTTCTTTCCACCGCTTGATAGTCCTGCTGCAGATAGAGCGTTGGTAGAAGGCTTGCCACCCTCTGTTGCACGGCCCTTTGGCTGCCCGGTCCTCTGTAGGTCGTTTGAGGACAACTCTTCAGGAGTTGAACCAGCGTTGGCCTTGGAGAGGTTATCGAAGTGTGCGCGTGCGGCAATTGTGTCCACACCTGCGCTCTTCAGACTGGTCTCCATCCAATCTAGATACTCGGAAGTGATAACATCAGAGTACTCGGACTTCTCTTTGTCATCCTTGTCTGCCTCTTTCTTGTCGTCATCGCCATTATCATCGCTAGCATCGCTTTCTTTCTTGTCGTCTTTGCCGTTTAGCCATGGTAGACCCTTTTCCATATCGTCAAGCCTTCCCTCTAAACGACCAAGTACATCAGTCATTTGTGTCATAACATCGTTGTTTTCTTCTGTCATTTTATTCACCTTATCTTCTTTTAGTATTCTAAATGTCGCTTCTGGGTTAATTCCTTTTTCACAGATTGTTACTTCGTGAAGTTCTAGTTTGCTAATTTCTTGGTAGTCGCCGTGTTTCGGGTCTGATTTTCTGACTCGCTTGAATGCCTGTCCTCCAATACTAAAGCCTCTTAGTGCTCCTTTTCGGATTTCGGCAGCGACTTCCTTTGCTTTCTCGATGTCGCTTCGTAATTCTACAACTACGAACATTCCGACATCATCAACTTCGCTTTTCCACAACCTCCCTTCACTATCTGTATAATTAGGAATTACTTCTCCGACTTGTATGTTTGAATGCGCCAGTTGGACATTTCTATACTTCGGGTCCTCCATGTATTTTTTGAAAGCATCTTTGAGTGCTTCTTTAGTAATCTTATCTCCTTGCTTGTCTACAACTTCTACGCTTGCATAACCTGCAACAACGAGGTCTCCGCCCTTGATGAGGGTAATTCCGTGTTCTGGTTGAACTCGCAAAGGGGATAACACACTAGCCATTTGTGTAATCGTCATACTACTTATATGAAGCGGCAACACTATTTTTACATTTTAGGGTCATCTTTCTCATCAGAATCGCTATACTGCAAGCCTTTTCCTTTCTTACGATGCCGCTTTATATTGGGATATGGCTTTTCGGCATCTTCAGTTGGCCGGGCACGCATATCGTAGTCTGGCATACTTTCTTCACCATCTAAATGGGTAGGACCTCTGGGACTCTCTGTTAGAGAGCCAACATCTATTCCCAGACCTTTTGCTCCACCTGTGAAACCAAATTGGTTTTTCTCCAATAAATCTAAGGCTCTCTCTATGAGAATAAGCCCTTCTTCCATTTTGGGTTTAAGCAGAAGGTCATCATCATTTAACTCATCAGACTCATCTTCTATATCCTCTTGAGCATCTTCTGAAGGTATAGGGTCCTCAACTCTCTCAATTTTCCCCTTCAATAACATACTCACAACTTGCCCCCAAAACGGCTTCAAACTTTCACTAAGCATTACACTATAGTTACTAGCGCCCATATTACCAAGAACAGTATCAGGAGAATGAACCCAAAAACCACCATGAGACTTTTCCAGAATATAGGACACCTCATCTTGGTATGGCATAGCAACTACTACTCCATCATCAACTACTTTGACATCATGAGGGAAATGAAGATGTTTGAATGATTTAGAGAGCATACCAAGAGTCTCCATACTAACGCTAGATTCCCCTTCTCCTTCTCCTACTAATTTCATAGGAGTAAGACTGTAAACATCTCTACCATCTATTTCTTGATGTTTTACTCCACTTACTTTCACTTCTACTATATTTCCTTCTTCAAATGGTTTTGGGCTAGATATTGTGCCCACATCCAGATATATGTCTCCTTCAAACTCTACAGTCTTATCTTCAATCCCTTCATCATCTATCAAAGGACCAGCGCCTAATCTATAGGTAAACGGCTTTTTACCTCTCTTATCTAACACTTTCAAATTAACAGACTTGTTTGGTCTTAGTAGGACCCACTTAGGATGTCTTGCTTCTCCTTTCATATAGGTACTCTTACCGTCTCTCAATAACAAAGTCTTATGCTCATCCAAGAAATCATTAACTAACTGCTCTAATCCTTCTTCGTCTGTCAATTTAGTATCGTGCGGTCCCGGTATAGTGACTTGCTCATAACCATCAAACTGTCCCCTCAATATCTTCAATCTCTCTTGCACAGTCATATCAGTTATATCAGTATCATCATAATATGTGATATCTATAATGTGTAATTCTTCATCACCCAGAATACCATCTAGCGTACAATCTTTCTCTCCAAGATTTTTAATTCCTTGTCTAGCCCAATCTGGTATACTCCTACGCCCCCCATCTTCATTGTAACCATTCACCTTAGTTCCCTTTTTGGTAACAACTATTCTTTCACCATCATACCATTTTGAGACTACCCAACTACCAGTAAACCCTCTTAGTCGTTGTAAATCCTTGAATGAGAATATCCTGTGCATAGGTCTAATTGGTAATATCCAAGAAGGGGAAGATTCTTTCATTAACAAAGAATCAGGATTTAGAAGATAAGAAGCATAATCACTAGGCTCACTCCATGTAGTAGACCCTTCAACTTGAGAAGGGATTTGCTCTTGAGCAAATTGGTCTTGATATGTTGTAAATTGATTGGGCCCTCTTTCCCACGGCATAACATCGTCTTGCATCTGAACAGTATTAGCCACATCAAAACCAAACATAGATGTAATCATATCCATAGGTACAGGATGAAAAGCCTCTTCTTCCGTATAATTACCAATAACAGGCTTTCCTGTGGAAAAATCAAAACCAAAAGATGGAGTACCTTTTCTATGATTTGAGAAAAGCATTAAGCCGTTTTTATCAAACAAATCCATAATTGGTGTACCAGTAGAACCTATCGGATGTATTTCTCTACCCTGACCATGAATAATTGTCTCAGTAGTAATATCTTCAGGTAAGGATGTTAAATCTATATTTGGGTCTTGAACAAAGAGGTTTTTCAATTGATGTTCTACATTTCTTCCTGAGACTCTAAAGTTCCTGTTACTGTGTCTACCTTTGACATGGATATCTCCATCAAGTAAGGTAGAGTATTTACCTTTTTCATCTTTAGTTGGGGCAAGTATCTGAGTTATACCCAAAGCGCCCAGCCCTTCTTTTCCAAATCGCCTTCGAGCATTACTTTGAAAACCTAAAACCGCATTTCTAATTTTATCCATTTTAGCATTCCATGCCTTACCAGTAACTTCTCCTTTTTCATTTAACAGATTTCTTTCAAAACCAAACTGTTGTAAGAACTCTTCATCATTTAAGTTATTCATATTTGGCGCTCTTCTAAGAGACTGAACATGGTCTAACATATCTTCAATATGCTGATAATCATCAAAGAATCTGGCCCCTTGTTCTGTGGATAATTCAGGATTGCTTCTAATTAGATGTTCCATTGACATCACAGTTTTGAAATCTTCATCGCCCTTCAAGCCACTTTGAATTGAATCTAACACTTCTTGAGCGTGAACGCGATGGGCTCCATCTTGAGGATATTTCAGATATTGCATTAAGTCGTTTAGAGTAGTCGCTGTGGTGACAGGTAGACCATGTTCACTCATATGGTTGTGGAAATTACCAAAACCAGTTTGATGTAAAGGAAGTCTATTCTCATCAATACCCATACCTGTAACTGTAATACCGAGAGATTTAGCATAATCTGCTGGTAAGAACATCAATGCCCTATTTGCTTGTTGAAACAATTTATCTATATCCATATTCAAATTAGGATTAGAAGTAGAAAATGTCTCTTCTGGCAACATTTCTGCTAAATGTGCAGCCATAGTTGCTATAGCGTTGTAATGAGAATCTACCATATCTTGTCTGTTATCGTGCTTTCTTGACGCTCTTCCTCTATCTAATGCAGTACCTTGTAAATTTCTTCTCGCAATAGCACCAGAATCCAACAAGAAATCCATATCAGACTCTGACAAACCATCTGTAGCATCATTTGGTCTGGCCCCAAAAGTAGACATATTTGTGGCTAAACTTGCAGGACTCAAACGCATAGTAGAAGAAGGTCTACCTCTTTCTCCTCTACCCATCATTGAATTAGTGATGTGGGTCATTTGCTCTTGGTGTCTTGATATTTGGTCTCTTGTTCTATTTTCTTTTGGTGAGTCAAGTTGAAATTCTTCTGGAACTTCTTCTATTCTTCCGAACTCTGCCGCTACTCCTGCTGCGGCTAAATCAGTAGGTTTTGGGAGATTCCAATTAATACCCTTTCCATGAGGAGTCATTACATTATGTGGACGCGAAGAGTAACGAGGGCCAGTAATATCGAAAACTCTCCCAAACTTTTCTTTAATTTTAGACATACCCAAATTAGATACCATGTTTACTATACCCGGAAACAAAGAAGATAAGCCCGTAAAAATCTGATTTTTAGGGTTATTCGCCTCTTGATTTTCTGGAGTTTTGGTGTTATTGTAACGAGATAATATCGCATGAGGAGTGGTATGTAAATCATATCTAGCAGCAATATAAGGCCCCCAAAGACCCATATTGTTTTCATTTACAGTAAATTTATTTCCATTTTTGGAACCAATGTAACTTTCACCTTGTTCATCACTACTATGGTCATGTAGAATCTCAATAAGAGTGTGTGGATTTCGAGAAAGGCCACTAGCGGCGTACAATTGGGAAAACAATGCAGCGGGTGTAAAATGTCCCCCATCTTCTAATCCTAAACCTTCCATCATTGCTAACTCATCATCAGTTAGTTCAGATTTATCAAACCATAATGGCCCAGTATGTAGCATTAATTGATTTCTCATTTCTTTGGCTTGAGAGGCCAAAATCCTCTTACCCTTTGCTGTCTTAAGCATTGAGGACATATCCTCTTCTGAAACTAAAGGACCAGAATGGTGTTCTGATGGGTAATACGGATGTTCACCTGCTGGTATTGCAGCGCCAGTTTCAGGGTCAAACCCTAAAGCAAGCATAATTTCACTCTTAGTATGTCTCTTATTTTGATGCCCAGAATTAATAATGTCTCTTACAGTATTACTACTCCCAACAAGTTCTTCGGGTATACCATCCTCATTTAGAGAAATGTTTGGTAGATTTCTGAACACTTTATGCTTTTTTCCTTCAGTATCGAAATGGAAATCATTACCATCTTCATCTTGATTTAACACCAAACCTCCTAGAACCTCTCTAAGATTATCTTGAATCTCTTCACTTAAACCATCGCTGTGAACAATATCATGTAAAGAATCAAACAACCTTTCTTGCTCATACTGACTTAATTCATCATTAGATTCTCTACGAGGAATAGTGTTAGTGTTAGTAAATCCAGCAGTTCTACCTCCCCAATCAGCGAGTCCTCCCATGATATGATGTGTTGAGCGCTTAATTCTACCAGCAGAAACAGTAGTACCGTCTGGTAATTTAATATCCTGATTTTGGGCTTTGTCAAGACCATCATTGATGGTTTCCATTATTGCACTTCTTTCTTTTGGAGAAAACCATTGTAATTGATGAATCCAAGACTGTTCTCCTAAATGATGACCATGCTCAATCTTTTCTTTCTGCTTTTCTGCTTCAGCAAAAGTGGTCCCTTCTGGAGTGCTTGCCCAATGAGCATAGACATTTTGCTCCTTTTCTGGTATTTCCTTTTCAACCATTTCTGAGTCTGTAATATCACTCATCCAACTTCTTGCTCTATCCTCGGCGTGTAGTCTACGAAGTTCTAATTCTTCTTCTGAATGGTCATGCCCTTCAAGTATATCAGATGACAATCCCTTAGCCTTTACTTTGGCTATAGCGTTTGACCTCCAATTACCATCATGGTCTAAATTTCCAGTTTCATCAATACTTCTCCAATCGTCATCACCTGCAAGCCATCTATCAAAATCTCTGTCGTATGCTGCTCTAACTGATGTAATATCAGAACCCTTGAGGCCACCAAGAGGGCTAAGACCGTGATAGAGAATGTCTCCGCCCTCTTTTGTTATACCAGTATGATGTGGGCTTTTCTCCTTTCTCATCATTTCATCTTGCATTCTTTCAAGTGTCTCCACAGATTTAGCATGAGTGACATGTTTAGTATGAGTTGGTAGAACTTGTTGTATCATGGTGTCTAATCGTATAGGACGACCAGTAGTATGACTCATACGCTTAGAAGGGTCATACAATTTCCCAAAAGGATGGTCGCCTGTTTCTCCAAATGGAATAAGCACACCACCCTTCGGCGGTATCATCTCTATCTTGTGCGAATGGGTTGCTCCCCCTCTCCCTCTTGATTTTACTCTATTTCTCCAAGGGGTCTTTTCAGATAAGTGATGGTCGCTTTGTTCTGCCACTCTTCGCTTTCTTTCAGCATCTGTAAGAAAGACACCATTAGATTTGACAAAAGAATCACATATTCGCTCTTTCCAAGTAATATCTGGCTCAAAACCAGATATTTCTAAATTAGATTTAGCAAACAAATACTCGTTTATGCTATCGTCAATATCTTTCCCATCTAGAATACTCAACAAGAGTTCATCGCGGGATTTCACAAAGACTGAAACGGCATCATCATACACACAATACCACCTTAATCGAGTTTAGGCCCATCTCCACCTTCGATAAGGCGACCAGAATTGTCGCCTCTCTCATTCATGGGCATAGTATCGAGATTGACTTTACTAGAACTTGCACCTTTATTTTTCACATCTGCAACTTCTAACAAATGATTGTTAGTGGTATAATGTGCATTTCTAGTTTGCCCACCACTCTCAGATTGTAACGATATTTCATGAGGGGTAGTCTCAAACGCAACAGAATACCCCGGCTGGGATTTCTCAATCTTATCTATTCTCTTGTCAATGTTTTTCGCTTTCTTCAGAAGGTCCATGACCTCCTTAGATACATCTTCCTTTCTTGGTTTCAATTTACCACATCCACATCTCTACTTTGTTCAGCCATTTCGTGAATCTCATCCCATGTCATTCCGTGAATCTCTTCACTAGTCATATCACCTATAACGGCATTATTATCGGTCTTAAGGAGAGCAGCATCACCAAGACCCATATCGGCTCTGAAAGGGTCACTATCTATATCTTCAGAAAAAGGAGTAGATGTAGAAACAAACCCTGCTCTTTTCAAAAGTTGAGAAGGGTTAAGCAACATCTTCCTCAATTGTTGATTTTCAACTTTCAATTCTCCTAGAGAATTGTCCATAGTTTCCATCTTATTGATGAGAGCATTCATCAAACGCTCTGTTTTACTTGTTTCCACAATAATTCCTCACTCTGGCCTATATGCTCTGCCGTAGGTTCCAGTATGAGGTCTCATTCTACCATGACTGCGAGCAGAGATAATAGTGCCCGGCAATTGACTGTCCCTTTGAGAAGCGTCAAAATTGGAACCAGTCTCATTGAACTTCATGATTGAACCAGTAGCAATTTGATTATCAGGAGAATGAACTTTACTCTCCTTCTGCACAGTCTCAGTCAAGTCATCATGAAGGAAATTACCAAACTTCAAAACCTCAGTCAGATGGCCTCTAGCCTCATCCGCATTCCCTTCTTCCAGAGCCTTAGAAAAGGCCTCTGTGTGTACATTTAACTTCCTTGCCATGGGGTCCATCTTACTCAAGTCCATGTTCGCTCGCCTCTTCCGAAGTGGTGTTGGTTTAATTATCCTTATGCTCCGCGAGGCCTTCTCGCATTTAGAAGAGCGTTAGATGTATTTTGCGCTAAACCGGGGGCCATGCCGTTCTGTTGAACGCTTGAAAACGGTGAACCAGCACCCATACTAGTTCTTTGGTCGGGCCTTGCCGGACCTTGTGGGGTTCTAATTCCTACCCCTTCTCCTCCGGGTTGTGAAGGTGGCATCACTTGACGCATTACTCCCGGCGGCATTCCCGGTGGATGCATACCTGCTCCCGGCGGCATACCTCCCGGTGGCATACCTCCCGGCGGCATTCCCGGTGGCATTCCCGGAGCACCGGGTTGTTGCTGCTCCATTGGGTCAATCTTCTTGTAAACAAAGCGAATATCTCTTTCACCCTCTTCAAGAAGTTCAGGTTTGTAACCTAGCATCATCATGCGTTGAGCAAGATTTGCTTCCATTTCATCTCTTCTAAGACGAGTAATCTCATCTTCTTCCTCATTCGGATAAAGAGTCAATTTCCAATCATTAACACCCATTTCTCGCAACATTCTTGGGAAAATCACATCTGTGAATACTTTTTGTCCATATTCCACAGCACGATTAGTTACCAGAATCTGCATGCCCTCATTATTGAGCCCACCACTTTTCCCATTATCAATCATAAACACAGCACTCACCCCATAGAATGCTGCAATTCTATTTCTCATTTCGTCACGCACAGAGATGTATTGCATCTCTTCCAATGTGTCCATGAACTTGACCCAATTCACTCCTCCCCTGCCCGAAGAAGATTCTATCCCAACTTTAGGGACATAATGCGGGTCTCGCTCCATTTTTTCATCTACTGATTTCCAAAACGATTTCATTGATTCGAGATTGTCTGTCGTTACTGAAATAATACCTTTGGGAGTTCTCCTCTTTTGATAAGCGGTATACATGTAGTTATCCATAGCAGTAAGAGTCATAGCCTGTCTCCACATTGTATTCACAGGACTTCTACCATACAATTTTGATGGGTTATATTTGCTTACATGAATAACTTCGCCTTTCAGGTAGTATTGTGTTTTTCCACTTCCGGCCATATTGACATAATGTACATCTTCCATTTCACTACCACAGACCTGACAAACATCTTCTTGTCCGGGATAAGAAACTTGGTCTCTGTGCAAAGGACACACCTTGTATCTCCCTCCTCTTACTCCTCTCTTATCAGAAACTATTCGCATGAAAATTGGGTCTCCGCGAATCAATTCTTTCACTCTATAGAACATTATTTCAGATGTATCAGGGTCTACGAAGTATTCTTTCACTAGAATCAAGAAGGCATCATCTATAATGTCTAAATCCTTCTCAATTTCATAAAGGACATGAATAAACTCTTGTTCCATAGAGTTTTCTTGCTTAAGTAACCAACGAGGATATACTAATTCATCACTATTTGGCTCTCTAACATCATAACCACATGTAGGGCATAGGTCTACATCATGATGAAACTCTTCACCACATGTTTCGCACATAAACCTAAATCTCTTCTCCCAAAAATAACCTCTACGGAATATCTCTTGTTGTAATTTCGATATTACAGTTCTGAGAATTAGATTTTCATGAGAAACCGCATATAATGCTGGTAGCGTTATACCCTGAGCCATTACTGGTTCTTGTATACCAGTAGTGTGAAGCGGCATTTGGGGCTGTGGTGTGGTGCGCCTCTTGAACGGATTTAGGGTGTCCAAGAATCTGCGAATCGGTCCTTCTTCGGCCATCAGGTCCCCTCCGTACTATTCGCGTCTCTGACTGACTGCTTGATTGTTTCCCTCTTTTCCAAATCATCTGTATCTAAGAAAGTCAATACTTCCTGTATTTGTTCTTTCTTAACTTTGACATGTGGTAAGACCCCTTTTAACAACTTTCTAACATCATCTTCTTCATAGAATAGAAGTCTATGTATACTCACACCATTAACATCTTGATTAAGTTGAAGGGACCCACAATCTAACGATTTGTGTAATTCTTCACAATGAGACTTCCCCCTCTTCCCAGTAGCGATAAAACCTGCGCGAGGCTCCCCTCTTTCTGTAATCGTAACAAAACCGTCTCCATCTAGAAAATCTGCTGCATAAGACCATGGGTCTTTGATGATAATACCATAATCTGACATTTTCACAAATGTCCTTCTAGTGCTGCCTGAAATAATGTCTACTTCTTCTCCGTACATCGTAAGCAGTTTTGATAATTTAGAAGGAGTCATACTCTTTTGAAGGAAAGAGGAATCCATCATTCTCTCTTGTAATCCTCTACTAGTCAATGCTCCTTCACTTGCAAGTAGTTCAGATGCCTTATTGAGTATGTCTTTCTCCTTTTGTGTAATTCTATCTATTTGATGTAAAGATGTTTTCCACATCTTAATGGCATCAGTCTTTTGTTGCATAGCGTTGTGCCAAGCATTCCTTTCTTCATCGCCCCAAACATCTTGAAACTCATCTAACATTTTCAAAGCATTATCTGCATTTTCCCACAAATTACAGGACTGTATCAGACTAACTCTTCTAGAATCGCCAAACTTTCTCAGATTTCTTAAATCATTATCGGTAATACCTAAACTCTTGATTATGTGTCCCTTATCCTTCGCCCAAGACAAAGAAGAGATAGTTGCATCAATTTCTAACGATTTGAGAATAGTGATATCTTCAATAATTGATTCCACCTCTATTGATATCTCTTCGTTATCTATCGCCATTTTCTGAAGTTTACTTATGAAATCTGAAGAAGAACAACCTAGATGAGTTTCAAACCAACCTTTTCCTGTATTAGAAAATTGATATTGCAACCCTCCCTCTTCTTCCTCAATTTCTACGCTTTTCTCAAATACATCATCTTCTTCAAGAAAAGCGCTGGACCACATTTATTCAACTCCAAAGAGTAGTATTTTCATTATGTTCTTTTACATGTGTTGTATTCATTTTACCACCTTACGGTATCAGCCATGAGTCTCCGCCCCCATCTTTGGGCTCACCGCTTATCCACCCATCGAAGCCCGGCATATAATCATCAAGGAGAACTACTGACCCTTTGAACTCCTTTGATGCCCAATTAGCAAGCGCTAAACTCATGGCTAAATCGTCATGAACTCCCACGCTTTCCAGTTTACCATTTTTCTGCATACCGAAACGGTTGAGTTCTTGTTCAACGGTGTGAGTGTATTTTCTGCTTTTCTCGTCCCCATAGGGTAGTTTAATCTGACCTTGTTCAAAAGCCAAAAGTAAACTCATGAATAGAGATTCTTTTCTAGTACGAGTGGTCATGAAAATCTTAATTGGCATATCTGCAGCCATTTCCCTCATTTCTTGCTCTAGCATTCTTTGGAAATTGTTACCCTCAAGTTCGATAAGTTCAGGATTAAATCTAGTATTTAGCATAACCATCATCCTCTTTTGGGCCATTGACGACATTCCCCTTTCGTGTACCACATGAATTATCTCTTTGATATCTTCATCTGGTTTTTGGCGCATAACAGTCATTGCTGTAAAGTCAGCATTTTTGTCAGAAGAAATAGCCGGGTCATGCCCAATGAAGTGTTGGCCGAACACACCATCAGGTTCTCCTTCTTCGTTGTAATTAGTTTCAGCCCTATCTATAAGAACAAGATTAGGGTCTCTAGCGGCTTCTAATATGTCCATAGGGAACATACTTGCTACATCGTGAATTGGTTCACACAAGTATTCTCGGCTAAACTGAATGGCTGGCATAGATAATCTTCTTTGGTCTAATGCTTCTAAATCCCAACGCTCAGGCCAAAGTGCCTCTCCCTCGGCATTTATTGCTGGATAAGTCTCTACTCTGAAAGTCTCTTTCTGTTCTAATTCAGCATACAAATCGTTGTAACTGAAAGGTGTTCCTACCATCATCATTTTACTACTGTGGTGAAGAACAGGAAGAAGAACACCATAGAACCAATCTGCTGCTCTTTGCAATTCAGTACCAGTAGTTCCCCACAAAATATCGTCACACACAACTACATCTGGGTGAAACCCGCGAGTAGCACCGCCGACAGACTTTGCCATTATACGAGAGCCATTTGTAAACTCAAAGTAGGATTTAGCCCAAGGTCTACCTTCTGGAACCAAAGGTCTTAGCATACTACTATTTTCGATATTAGTTTTGATAAATCGCATGTGTTCTAGCGTTTGCTCTAAAGAATGCGAGAACACCATAATGTGTAGATTAGGATTGAAAGCGGCTAACCATAGCGCATAAGACATAAAGAAAACAGATTTACCGTGGTCGCGGGATGCCTTTACGCAAAAGTACTGAGACTCTTCAAGACCCTTCTGCCATTGTTCATGATGCCAACTATAATCGAACTTCAAAATCTCAGTAAAGAAATACTCAAATGACTTCTTAGACATTTCTTGGTCCATCTGGTCAATGAAATCTTGCATTTCATCGCTCATTTAGATACCGCCTTGATTTGAGTAATCTAAATGCTACATCCATAGGTTCGCTTTTCGGTAATTCCACTTTACCCTCTAATATACTCCTCACATCCTCTTCTTCTGTAGGCTGCGCGTTTACATTAGGTATGGTGGGAGGAGTTAGGGCATTCACTCCTTCTTGATTGAGTTCAGGCTCAGGAAATTCTCGGTCTAACCACGACTCAAAACCATCAACAGACTCTAAACCATCAACATCAGCCATAGAATGACCAGTCGCG